TGTGCAGGCAGGACCAAATGGTTCTGGAACTGGACAAGGCGTAGGCAAGCAAACTCCTGTGGTAGAAAACGATGTAACGAAACTTAATATGCAGAATCCTGAACATCGTGCTCAATATGCGAAAATCATGAGAGCAAAAGGGACACGCATTTAATTTGCTATCAATAAGGAGATATTAACATGGCAATTTCAACTACAACTACGTTAAATGACCTATATGCTAATATCGTTCAAGCGGCTTTATACACACTTTCTGAACAGACTGTGATCAGACCACTTGTTCGTAATTACAATATGGTAGGAACTCCAGGCTTAGTTGCCCAGGTTCCAATTTACGGTGCTTTAACTGCATCAGGTGTCGCAGAAGACGCTGATCTAATTGGCACACCATCAACTTTCTCAACAGACGTTGCAACTATTACAGCGGCTGAAATTGGAGTTGGTGTAGAACTAACTGATATCGCACGTGAAGGTGCTTCAGATGACATCGCGGCGGCTGTTGGTCGTCAAATGGGTGACGCTCTTGCTAAGAAAGTAGACACTGACTTAGCGGCGCTTTTCTCAGGCTTTAGTAATGTTGTTGGATCAGGCGCGGCAGAATTAACTGTAGACAGTTTCTTCCAAGCGGCGGCGATCTTACGTAACAACAATGCTCCTGGACCATATGTTGCTGTAATCCACCCATACCAAGCATATCAAATCAAGAAACAATTAACTAACGCTGGTGCTACTATGAGCCACAATCTAAGTGAAGTAGGAAACTCTGCACTTATGGACGGTTTCGTAGGTAGATTAGCTGGTATTGACATCTTTGAATCAACTGTAGTAACTGGTGCATCATCTGGTGCATTTGAAGGTGCAGTAATGAGTGGAGATGCACTTGGTTACATGATCAAACGTGATATGCGTATTGAAGAAGAAAGAAACGCTTCTAAAAGAGCTACTGAGTTCGTAGGAACTATGGCTTACGGCGTTAAAGAAATCTTTGACACATACGGCGTTAAACTATTAGGTGATGCTCAAATTAACTAATTTGAACGTTAACTAAACATTATATACTATTTGACAAGTATATTCTCTGAAGGGGCGGCTTAGGTCGCCCTTTCTCTTATACAGCTAAAATCCCCTAATATTAAGTGGTAATCATACCAATCTACTAAATACATTTGTTAACAAAAATAATTTGGTGGTAAAGGAAGGACCTTTAGCACTTTTAAAGGAGTAGGACTTCATGGCAATAACATTAGCCACAATAACAGATATAGAATCATACGAGCCTGATATTACCAATTTTGGTATTCCAGACTTTGACAGCGAAATAACAAAAGCACAAAATGATGTTTTTAGAGATTTACGCATCCAATGGTATCCAACATACAGACATGGCAAATACGACATTAGTGTGTTAACTTCAGGTGAAATTGAACCTGATGAAGATTTATATACTGCAAGTCAACTAACCAGAGCCGCGTGTTATAACGCACTTGGTTTCCACATATACCCCAAATTAGCAAAATTTGAACCAGACGAAGATTTGTTTGAACGCAAAATGAAATTTTATAGAGATGAATATGAGCGTGAATTCAGTTTAATTTTAAGAGATGGTGTAGAGTATGATGCGGATTCTAGTGGCACAGTTAGTGAGTCAGAAAAAGAAGCTACATATTTCCTACGCCTGAAAAGGTAGTAGTTCATGTCCAATAGAGAGTTAGCAGTAAAAAACATTATTGATGTTCTAGGAGACATGAATCCACCTAGACCAGCATTTGTTACTAGAGAACCTTTTGATCTAGACAAATTAGCAATTACACAATTCCCCGCAGTATTAATAACTACAGGTAATGAAACCCGTGAAGATCAAGCTATGGGTGGATACAGACGCGGCATCATTGAAGTGAACATTAGAGGATTTGTGCGTTCAGATGGACGTTCAGGCTTTGTTCAAACAGTGGACGAAAAAAGAAACAACTTAATTGAACGAATTGAAGAAGCATTGAACGTTGATCGCACTAGAGAATTAGCTGGTGCAAGAGCCGCGACTACTCATGTTGCATCAATAGAAATAATTGATAGAACACCGCCACTAGGTGAATTTAACATGATTGTTGAAGTGCATTATTCATTCACTAAAGGAGAACTATAATGGGTGTTCAAAAATACACACAAATGATAGACAATAACGGCCAAACTGTTTCTGTTGAACTAGGCCGTGTAAACAGGTTTCTTGGAGAGGGTTGGACTACATTAGATCAACCTAAACCAGAAAAAAAGTCACCACGCAGAGGTAGTAAGAATAAAATTACTGCCAAAGCCCATGTGACTTCAAATGTTGTTGAAGAAGCAACGGTAGAAGAAGAAGTTCATGTGCATGATGAAAATTGTGACCATGAATTAGATCAAATGATCACTGAAGCAGACGCTTTAGAAAACAACGAAATGTCAACAAAGGAGAACTAGACTATGGCAACATTTACTGGAGAAAACGGTAAGGTCGATATCACAGCTGAAGATTCAGCTGGTTTTACAACTGTAGCTGAAGTTCGTTCTTGGACAGTGGAGCACACGAAAGATGTTATTGAAGACACAGTAATGGGCGACGCGGCAAGAACTTACAAAAGCGGCTTACATCAATTTACGGGATCAATGGAAGTTGTGTATGATTCACTTCATACAGGTGCAACTGACGCATTTGATGCCTCAAATGATGGAGCATTAACGGTAGAATTCTACCCAGACGCGGCAACAGGTCAAAAATTCAGCGGAAGTGTATTGGTAACAAGTGTATCAAGAACATCTTCTTATGATGACCTTGTTACTGCAACTGTAAACTTCCAAGGTAGCGGCGCACTTACAATTAGTGCTGTGTAATTGGAATGATACAGATTAGGTTACTAGGAACCAAAGAGGTGGTGAGAGAACTTGAAAAAGAAAAAGATCTTTTCATTGCCAGATTGGCACAAGATACATTGGAGGTCGCAAGACAAAAAACTCCAATTGATAAAGGACAAGCAAGACGCGGCTGGCGCCTAGAAACACTTTTCAAACAGAAACGTGTTGTCAACCGTGTTCCCTACGCTGTCCACTTAGAAGAGGGCCATTCAAAACAAGCACCAAATGGTATATTAGGGCCTACCATGCGGGAGATATCAACAAGGAGATATAATACATGAGTAATGTAATGAGCAACATCACAGGTCACTTTAAAGAAAAGTTATCAGGTGGATTAAACAAGATGTCAGTTCCAGAATGGAAAACTGATATCTATTATAAAGGTGCATACCCTTTTGCAATTGAAAGCAAAATTATTGCACTACAACAAAAAGGACAGACTGTTGAAGCATTAGTTGAAAGTCTAATTTTAAAAGCATTGGATCCAGAAGGAAAACCAATGTTTGGTAAGTTTGACAAAGCAACATTAATGAATGAAGCAGACCCTGCCACTTTGTTAAGAGTTTGTGCAGAGTTAAACAATGCAACTTCTGATTATGAGGAAGTAGCAAAAAACTAAAAGAGGACACTGAACTGCAACTAATAATGAGAGTTGCAGAGACCTTGCACAAAAGTATAGAAGAAGTTATACAAACTGTCAGTGTCCTGGAACTAAGAATGTGGTATGAATGGTTCGTGCTACAACAGGATAAAAGTAAGGAGACTATAGGTGGCAACGCAAACAATAGAAATCCGCGCCGTAGATAAGACACAGGCTACGCTTGGTAAAGTCAATAGAAGCCTTGGCAATATTGATAAAAAAGCCAAAAACATTGGTGTATCGTTTGGTCAAATTGCCGCTCTAGCAGGAAGTGTTTTTGCAGGTTTAGGTTTGGCAAAGACAGCCGCAAGTCTTGTAAGAACAGGTAAGGAATTAGAAAATCTTAATGTAAGATTAAAGTTCTTATTTGGTAGTGCAACAGAAGGTGGCAAAGCATTTGACGAGATGGCAAAGTTTGCCGCTGAAGTTCCCTTTAGTTTAGAAGAAATCCAAAAAGGTGCAGGTGTTTTAAGTGTGGTCAGCAAAGATGCTGAAGAACTTAGTGACATTATGCGTATCACAGGTAATGTGGCGGCTGTCACAGGACTTGATTTTAAAACAGCTTCAGAACAAGTTCAAAGATCATTAAGTGCTGGTATAGCCAGTGCTGATTTGTTTAGAGAAAAAGGCGTTAGAGATATGCTTGGTTTCTCAGCTGGTGCAACAGTATCAGCAGAAGAAACTGCGGCGGCTTTTGAAAGAGTATTTGGGCCAGGCGGTAAGTTTGCAGGAGCAACGGATGCTCTAGCAGGCACATTGGAAGGAACACTTTCAATGATTGGTGATAAAGTATTCACCTTTAAGAAAACATTATTAGAAGCAGGTTTGTTTGATGCCTTAAAAATACAATTCTCAGAATTTGATAAACTGTTAGGCGAGAACGCCACAGCAATTAATAATGTTGCCGCAATCATAGGTGACAAATTAGGATTTGCTGTTTTCCAAGCGGCTGATTTTATTAAAGGTCTAAACATCAATATGCAGGATCTAGTAATTGGTGCCAAAATAGCGGCGGCAGTATTAGGTGGTGCAGGATTAATTGCAGTTCTCAAAGGTGTAACAGGCGGAGTTAAAAGTCTAACACTTGCAATGGCTAGAAACCCTCTAGGGTTGTTAGCAGTAGCGGCCGCAAGTTTAATCACATAC